AAAAGTAAACCCTTTTAAAGGTTTTTTTAAACCTTTTTTGTAACCCTTGCTCTGCTTCAAAAATTGCCAAATCTTTTTTTTCAATGGATTATACCTTAAAAGCATAAGACCTCTCTATGTGTGCCTAGATGCCTTTAAAGTAAATACATAATATATTGTTAAAGTTTGATTGATCTTATGTTTGAAGACATAGTTCGCCATGCTTCAATTTTGGCTTCTGCTGATACCCTTAAAAACCTTTGTTTTTCATCTCGTTCTATAGCTGTTTTAAGGCTATCTAAGTGTTGTATATACACAGGACTTGCATATGCTTCTCTTTCTTGAGCTGAAACTGGTAAATCAAGATGTTGTTTCATAAGAAGTGCCTTTAATGATTTTCTATATTCATCAAGGTAAACTCTTTCTGCTTTATATTTTGCTGAATTTTCTGCTGTATCTCTAAGAAAATCTACTGCTTTTGATACATCTTCTTCTGTAATAAATTGTTTATTATTCATTGTTCATTCCTTATTTTTTATGTGGTGATTTATTCCAAAGCTCCTCTGCTTTCTGTCTTCCAAAATTTTCAGATAATCCAAAGCTAATCCAAAAACTATCCTCATCTCCATTTTGGTCATGTAATTGTGCATGATGGTGATAACATAAAGGTACAACATTTTTATCTGATGCCCTCATACCCATTCCTCTTTTACCATCAAATGGTTTTAATAGATGATGTGCTTGGATATTTACACTACACCAATCAGCACTAATTACATTTAAACAACATTGTTGAGCAGAAACAAAAATTAAATGCTTCTTGTTTTTATGTTTTTCTGCCTTTGGTATTAACATTATTATGCCTTACAATGTTGTTTTACATCTTTTTTGTTACAGCCAACTTTGACAATAAGATGATTTTTTAAGCTAGGTATATGTATTTTTCTAGTGTTAACATCTTGGCAATAATAGTTTAATTCCTCAATACCTATATATTTAAGTGCATAATCTATTAATGGGTGTTTAGTATATTGATTTAATTCTTCCATAACACCCTCCTTAAAATGGTATTTTATCATTTAAATCGTCAGAAATTATTGTTTCCTCTGCTCTTGGCTGTTTTGGTGGTGTATCTGTTTGATTAAATTCATTAGAAAATTCTCTACACTTTAGAGATGTATATTCATTTCCTGCTTCTGATTTATCTTTCCAAGCTGATATAGTCATAGCACCTGTATCTGTAATAACATTTACTACACCCTTAGCATCTGGAGATTTATCGCCTTGTTTCTCATCATTTGCTTTAAGTGTTCCCATAGCACGATATAATTCAACAATGTTTTGACCATCTTTGTTTTTTCTAAGAACACCAATTATTCTATGGTCTTCTCCTTTAAGATTTAACTTACCTTGTTGAACAATTTTCCAATCGTCAGAATTTTTATATAAAACGCCACTATTAGTATTATCCATTATTTTTCTCCCTTTATTATATTAATTTCTTGTGAACATTTATTAACTATCTTGATAGCGTGTTTCTTGTCAGTTTCCTCAAAGCTATCTGTCCAATCAATAATATCATTTAGTTCTTTTATTGTAGGAATTACCCAAAGTTGTTTATCAGACCATTTAGTTCCCAATGCTTTGGTATAACTAGCAAAATCAGTATACTGACCAAGTTTTTTTCCAAATGAGTCATAAGTGGTGTATTTTCTTGATGGTTTTTTGCTTTCTATTATATTACCATCTCCACTTTTATTACCTGATGCTGTGTTACCATCATCTTCAAAGTCTGCTTCAAGATTAAGCAATGCTTGTATTTGGTATCTTCTCATATAAGTAATTGCAGAACCAACATCTTGTGTTTTTAAATGTGTTCCTAATAAAGATGCTGATAAAATATATTCTCCACTATCTAAATGTGTTATTGAAGTAGTTAATATATTATCATAGCCATTTGATGTTTCTAATAACCTTACTTGATAAGTAATACTTAATTTATATTTAGAAAGAGCATCAAGACAAGTGTCAAAAATATCATCTAAGGTACTAAATAAATGTGGTTCTCCTTTTTTATTTTTAAAAAAAGCATTAACTCCAGACTTTTTTAATGGTTTAAATTCTTTTCTTGCTTCTTCTATAGCAGATAATACTGCTATTATATTTGTACTTTGATAGTTCATTATTCATTACTCCAAATTTTAGTTGCTTGTTGTTTCATAGCATCTGACCACATCCAATCATCATAATTAGGGTGGTGCATTTCTGCTAATTCAAGAGGATCAGAACTGATACTCAAGAATTTTTGTAAACCAAAGGCTATTTTAATAACCTCGTTTAATCTTTGTTGTATATTATTTACTTTATAAGATACTGCTTGTTTGGGCGTTATATAATCAAGCCACAGTTCTTTATCAGGAAAAGCCTTAGAATATACTGCTAATTGTCTTTCATGTGCTATAGATGGCTTAGATGGCATTCTAGCAGTTGTTTTAGTGTCTCTTATACTATCTTTAAAAACAAAATCTATAAACCCAAGGAAAGGTATAGGCAAATCTTCGTGTAAACTATAATAAATTTTATGTTGATAATGTTCTGGCTCTCCAAAACTTTCATATAAATCAAATGCTTGACTGTAATATGATGATAATGCTTTACGTTCTTTTTGTGTTTTTAAATCATTTGTGTCTATATTATTTTCAATACATTCTCTATCAAAAGAGCCATATAAAAATTCATCTATAGCTTTTTGAGGAAAGTTTCCCATAAGTTTTTTAGATAAAGCAAACTCTGTTGCACTACCTCTAAATGCCCCTACACCTGCCTTTGATTTACAGCCACATAAATATGTAGCAATAAACATTGAAGGATTATTTACCCATAAATTAATTTTACTAGGAGATAAATGCTCTATTCCATGAGCCTTAAATGGATTATTACTAATCATGATAATTCTTTCAATATTTTAAAAAAATTATCTTCAACTTCTTTTTCCATTCTTTCCCACTCATCAAAAAACACAAAAACTTCATTTGTTTTTATGTTATGATAAACAGCTTCAGCACCTTCTGGGAAAGTTTCTTCATTTAAATTAATTTCTTCAATAGAATTTATTGTGTCTATTAAATATAGAAATTCTGTTTCTTCACGAAATGCATAAAATTTATAGTTCATTAATCTCTCCAATTTGTTATTCATTAATCGTTAATCATATTTACTATTTTATAGTATAATATTTTTAAAGTAAAGCCCTTTATAGTAATTAATAAATATTGTTTAAGAGGTTTACTTTTTTATTATAATAGTATTATAGTGCATTTAAAGGAGATTAATATGAAATTAAAATATTGGATAAGAGGTCATGGGTTTACTTATAAAACCTTTGCAGAAGAAATTAATACATCATTTAGAAATGTGGAAAAGTGGTCAAGGGGTGAAAGACTTCCTAGATGGCAAGAAGCAAATAAAATATTTGAATATACTAATAACGAAGTAACAGGACATGATTTATATGAGGAACAAATACAACGCTATAAAACAGACGTATAAAGGTTTAAAATTTGATTCCAAAAAAGAATTTCATAGATATTTGGTATTAGAAGATATGTTAAATGTTAAATTAATTACAGATTTAGAACTGCACCCTGTTTATCCATTAATGGTTAATGGTATTAAGATTGGTCGTTATACTGCTGATTTTAGATACAAAAACCAAAGTGGTGAAACTATCATTGAAGATGTAAAGTCCAAAGTAACGAGAACAAGAGATTATATGATTAGAAAAAAGATATTAGCGACATATAATCCACCTATAATTATAAAGGAGATATTATGAGTTTTACAGCATTAGCTTGGGCATCAAAACAAAAAACAGGTAATGGAACAACAAAATTAATTCTTTTGTGCCTTGCTAACTATGCAGATGATAAAAATTCATGTTTTCCTAGCTTTAAAACGATATGTTTAATAAGCGAATGTAGTAGAGCAACAGTAATAAGGGCATTAAAAAAATTAGAAGAAAAAGGTTTTATAAGTATAAACAAAAGGTTTCAAGAAATGCAAGATTCAGCAAGGCAAACAAGCAATATTTATCAATTAAATATAGTAAGTCAAATTGATACCCCCCAGTATCAAATTGATACCCCTGAGTATATAAAAGAAACTCCCCCCAGTATCAGAAAGATACCCCATATAACCAATCATAATAAACCAATATATAATAATGAGTTTGAAATATTTTGGAAAGCATACCCAAACAGACCAAATGATAACAAATATGGAGCTTTTCAAAAATATTGTAGTATAATAAAAAATAAAGAAATTACATTTGAGAAACTAATTGAGAAAACACAATGGTTTGCAAAAACACAAGATGGTAAAGATGCTAAATTTATTCCACATTGTAAAACATGGTTATCACAAAAAAGGTTTCTTGATGTAGAAAAACCTATTATAAAGAAAACTAACCTTAATATGTTGGTTGGCTAAAATGCACAGGAGAAGAAAATGGAACAAAGAAAAAGTAAAATAGAACGAGCCAATGATGTTGGTATTTATTTAAGAAATTATGATATTGGTGAACAAAGGGTAATATGCCCTAGTTGTTCTCCTACTAGAAAAAAAAGAAATGATAATTGTTTAGCAATAACAATTACAGATGATGCTATATTATGGTTTTGTCATCATTGTGAATGGCAAGGTGGTGCAAAAGATGGAGATAATATGCAATTATATAAACCAAGACCTCTGCCAGTAAGAGAATATAAAAATGTATTTACACCAGTTGTACCAATAGTTAGTTCTAATAATCACGATTTATCAGAAAGTTCTATAGCTTGGTTGGATAATAGAAAAATATCTAAAGAAACTGCAGAAACATTTAAATTATTTACTAAAGACCAAAAGCTATGTTTTCCATATTATTTAGATGGCGATATTGTAAATATAAAAAGCAGAACAAAAGATAAGAAATTTTTACAAGAAAAAAATGCAACTAAGTCATTGTATAATATTGATATGTTGAAGAAACATTGGGAAAACCATTATGAATATGAAGACCATGTACCACAAAGAACAAAAAGTGTAATTTTTGTAGAGGGTGAAATGGATGTCTTAGCTTTATATGAAGCAGGATTTAAAAATGTTGTTACATTACCAGATGGAGCACCACAAACTGCTAAATTTAGTGATGATGATAAAAGATTTAAGGCATTTGAACATTCTAAGTGGATATTTGAAGCTGATGAAGTAATACTTGCTACAGATATGGATGAGAATGGTAAGGCATTAAAATTAGAACTTATCCACAGATTTGGTAAAGATATATGTAAGGTTGTCAGTTTTCCAAGAATAGATGATTGGCAATGTAAAGATGCTAATCAATGTTTAATTGAATATGATGCTAAAGTTTTAAAAGAATGTATTGAATATGCTGAAGAATTTCCAGTAAATGGATTGCATGGTGTTAAAGAATATCATCAAGCAGTACAAAATATTTATGATGGCAATGAACAAAAAGCATTTAGCACAGGTTTTAAAGAATTAGATAAAATATATAAGGTTATGCCAAGTACATTCAATTTAATAACTGGTATTCCTAATCATGGTAAAAGTAATTTTTTAGACCAAATATTATTAAATCTTGCAGAAAACCATAATTGGAACTTTGCTGTTTTTAGTCCAGAACATTCTACACCTAGTCATATAAGAAGATTATTAGAAAAAAGATGTAGGAAACCTTTTGATATTGGCTTAAACTCAAGATTAACTCAAGATGAATTAAATGATGGTATAAACTATTTAGATCAACACTTTAAATTTATAGAGAATACAGAAGAAATACCCAACATAGAATTCATCTTGGGTAAAGCAAAGGTAGCCAAGCAAAGATTTGGTATTAATGGTTTAGTTATAGACCCATTCAATCAAATATCCCCTGATAGAGATTATTCCAAAAGAGAAGATGAGCATATTAGAGATATAATTGCTAAATGTCAGCAGTTTGCTCGTAATCATGAAGTTGTGGTATGGATGGTGGCTCACCCTCATAAGCTACATAGAAATGATAGTGGAGTTATTCCACCACCAGATTTATATCAAGTAAGTGGTTCGGCTCATTGGAATAATATGACAGATGTAGGTTTGGTAGTTCATAGAGATTTTGAAAATAACATTACTAGAATTATATCTAGAAAAATTAGAGAGCAAGGTGTTTATGGTCATATTGGTGAAACTTATTTTAGTTTTAGTGATGTTTCTAGAGTTTATGAAGAAATAAAAGAAGAAGATAAAGAACTTTATCAATAAGAAAGGGAAGTAAATGCAAATTAAAAATGTAGATATAAACAGTATCAAACCATACAAAAAAAACCCAAGAAAGATATCGCCTAAATCTATTGATATGGTTGCAGGTAGTATAAAAGAATTTGGTTTTCAACAACCTATAGTTGTGGATAAAGATTATGTAATTGTAGTTGGGCATACTAGGCATGAAGCAAGTAAAAAGCTAGGTCTGAAAGAAATACCTATAGTCGTAGGAGATTTTACAGATCAACAATCTAAAGCGTATAGAATTGCTGATAACAGAATAAATGAAGAAACTGGATGGGATTATAAAATTTTACAAGAAGAACTGAATTTATTATTAGATTTAGATATGGATTTAAATTTAACAGGGTTTAGTAGCGAAGAACTTGATAGTATGTTTTCAAAAGAAGAAATTGAAATTACTGACCCTATTAATGCAATTGATGATGAAAACCATCTTATAAATGACGTAAAAATGATTCAATTATTTTATGAACCAGAAACTGAAAAAAGATTTAGAGATATAATAAATTTAGTGAAATATAATAATAATATTGATAATATATCAGATGCAGTAATGTATTGTGTTTTAAATGAAGAACAAAAACAAAAAGGTTAAATTATGAAATCAATCAAATTAGAGCCAATTATGGAAAAAAAGGATGCTGATGATTTAATTGGTTCTTTTTTAGATAAAAGTTTTATTAAATACCACATAACAGAAGATACTGAAGTGTTTAAAGAAAATGGAGATTTATTATGTGTTTTGAAAAAAAATGTAGTTCCAGAAAAAACATTGGAAATGGCAAGAGGACCATTTAGAAAAGCTGTTTCTCCAACAAACAACAGAGGTAGTGCGGCAGGCGATGTTTCAAAGTTATATAAAGTTGGTGATAAAATAGGTTCAGCAACCATTGGTCAGATTGAAGGTAATCAATATAGAGCTTTATTAAAAGATGGAACTTTGTCTAAAACAATGCACGCTATTCCAGTAGATAGTTCAGTAATAGGTTACATGGATAGATACCCTAGAATACCTTATTGTAGGACAACAGCTTTTTCACAGAAATATTTTGATGAATATAACTTATGTGTTCCATATATAAAATGTATTAATGAAGTTTTTAAACAATATGCACCACATAGATATAAAATACAAAAAAACATGGCTGAGGCTTCATCAGAAGATTTTATCATTAAAGATACTGCTTTTACTACAGTAACAGTAAATAAAAACTTTAGAACTGCGGCACATAAAGACAAAGGCGATTTAAAAGAGGGGTTTGGTAATTTAGGAGTTATTTCCAGAGGAAAATATAATGGATTTATAACAGTTTTGCCTAGATATGGTGTTGGTTTAGATATTAATCACGGAGATGTAGCTTTATTTGATGTTCACGAAGTTCATGGCAACACAGAACCAGAAAAAATAAGTTATTTTGAGAGAATATCAATCGTTTGTTATTATAGGGAGAAAATGATTTATTGTGGCAATAAACAATATGAATTAGACAGGGCAAAAACAGAAACAAAAAAGGTAGCTTTACCAGAAGAAATAGAAAAAGCTGATAAAATTAGAGAGAAGATTTTAAGCTAATGTGTGGTTTAATAGGCATAGTGTCAAAAAATATTATACCAAAAGATACGCTAAAGACTTTAATTGTTCAGTCTAAGATAAGAGGTCAACACGCTACAGGTATAAGTTATTTAGAAAATCAAACTATAAAAACTAAAATAATATCTAAAGAAGCTACATTTATGGATTTTTCAGATGTAAATACAAAATGCTTAATTGGTCATGCTAGATACAGCACATCTTCATTAAACTACAATCAGCCAATTTATTATAAAGATATTTCTATAGTACACAATGGAGTAATAACACAGGAGGAAAGTGCGAATTGGGACAGTAATTATGATTTCCAAACTGAAAATGACTCTGAATTTATTTTAAAAAGTTTTATAGAAAACAAACACCCAATTAAAGAATATGAAAACGCTTCAATTGCTTCAATAATTATAAACAATAAAGAACAAGAATTAAGTTTTTTTAGAAACGAAAAAAGACCTTTATATTATTCTAAAGAAAAAGATATGTATGTAATAGCTTCAACAAAAAATATTTTATTAAGGAGTAATTTTATAAATATAAATAAATGCGATTGTTGTGTAAACTATACTATAAAAGACCATAAGTTATCTAAATTTAAAATTAGAGATATAAATGTTGATTTACAATGATTAAATATCTCAACGAAAATGAAATAGGTAATTTAATATCTGTTTCAGCAGTTGGAAATAATACAAAGTTTTTAAAAAATGCACATAACTTATGGTATAGATTTAAGAATTATGAAAAAAATCCTTGTATAGCATTATATGAGAATAATAATTGTGTTGCTGTAATATATGCTACATTCAGCGAAAAAACTAATTACACTAATCTTTATGAAATATGCACAATGCAGGGCATGGAGAAAAAAGGTTATGCAACTCAAATTTGGTCAGAATATCTAAAAATAGCTAAACAAAAGAATATGGAAAGATTAAAAATATCATGTACGCCAGAATCTATTGGGTGGCATAAAAGAAATGGTCTTGTTTTTTGGGCAGTAGACAAGCAAGGAAGTATTAAATCAGACCAACCTATTAAAAGCACAATAGAAGAACAAATACATTTTAGAGAAAAAGCAATAACAGACCCAAAGATTGCAAAGCCTAAACAAAAATTATGTGAACAATTTAAAAATGAACAAATTGAAAATGTTAAATTAAATTCTAAGCAGAGCATTAGAACTTGGTTTGCTATTAAAGAAGTAGGTGAATATTATTTAGGAAAGTATTTATGGACTACAGGCAAATAAAAAATAGACAAAAAGGTTTTTTTAAATGGTATTATTGGTCACTTAAATATAAAGACTGTGATCCACCAATATGGAAATTAAATTATTTATTTGACAGATTTGAACATAATTTAGAGCAAAAATATTGGATAGCTTGGATATATGGAACAACCTATCATTTGCCTACAGCTTGGATTATCTGGAATGAATTTCCTGATTTTGAATTAGTTGATTACGATAGATTAAAAGATTGGAATGATAAAAATTATATAAGATTAAGGTATCAAACAGATACAAAATACAATAAAGGATATTTGCCACAACAGTTTGCAAGTTACAAAAAATGGATAGAGCATAATAACCCTAGCAAAACACAAAGAGAAAAATTTAATATATATAAAAAGAAAAAAAGTTTTAATTATCTTTTTGAGTCTATATCGCAAAATCTTTATAAATTTGGCAGATATTCAACTTGGTTTTATATGCAAACGTTAAAACAATGCGTGGGGGTAAACTTAGAACCAAACAATTTAAAATTAGAAGATTATAGTGGCAGTAGGTCACATAGAAATGGATTGTGTTTAGCTTTAGGAAAAGATGAATGGATTGATAAAAAATTAAATAAAGAATCAATTGCCTATTTAAATTCTAATGCTGAATATATACAGGATAAAATCAAATATTTATCTCAAGATGATAATATAACAGATTTCTATTATTTAGAAACTGCTTTATGTAGTTACAAAAAAATATTTAGAAAAACAAATGGAAGATATTTAGGTTATTATTTAGACAGACAAGCAGAAGAAATTAAAAAAGTACAGGAAGATGGTTGGCAAGGCATTGATTGGCAAGTGTTTTGGGATGGCAGAGAAGAATTGTTAAAGAAAGAATTACATATGTCAAAGATGTTACAAAAAGAATTATATCCTCAATTTTTAGAAACAGGTAACTTTATGAGGGAAGGATGCCCAATTTAATAGCTATAGGTGGTATTCCTGCTGTAGGGAAAACAACTATAATAAAACAATTTTTTTATAATTATAAAAACTGGAAATCATTTAAGTTTAAAAAACTTTATGGACATTATAATGAACAATTAAATTTAATCATATTAGGTAAATACATAGATAATGAATTATTTTCTGGAACAGATAAACTGTCAATGGCAGTACAACCTGACTTTGAAGAATTTATTGATAAAGAAAAACCACCATACAACATACTGTTTGAAGGCGATAGGTTATTTAATATAAAAACCTTACAAAAGGTAAAAGACAAGATGACGTTACAGGTTTATATCGTAACAAGTAATAATACTATTCAAAGACATATAAACAGAAATGATAGTCAATCAGAAAAATTTATTAAAGGTAGGGTAACAAAAACAAATAATATAAAATCATATTTAGCTGATAATTATATAACTTTAATTAATAATAAAGAAACAGATATACAAAAAAACTTTAAGATTATAATAGATAATTACAATAATTTTCGTGGGATATAAAAAAAGATGTTATTAGTTAAGGGTTATAATGGAGGATTGGGAATATGAAAAAAATTAATGAAGTCAAAAAGGTTGGTAGACCAAGAACAGAGATAAATTTAGATAATCTAGAAAAGTTATGTAGATTAAACTGCACTATGCCAGAGATAGCATCTTATTTTGATATACCATTAAGAACATTAGAAGATAAGTACACCAATGAACCTAAAGTAAGAAAAGCAATAGATAAAGGAAGGAATCAAGGTAAATTATCTTTAAGAAGAAAACAAATACAGATATTAGATGAAACTAATAATGCTACAATGGCAATATGGTTAGGTAAACAGTTATTAGGTCAAAGAGATAAACACGACATTGTTACAGAAGATATATCAACGAATAAATTATCAGAAGCACTTGCAATAGCAGAAAGAATGGCTAGAGATAAAAAGGAATAATTATGAATGTGATGATTAAACCACCACAGGATTATGAAAAGGTTGAAACTTTATCTAAAAAATTTAATGACATAGAGTCAGTTGCTTTTCATAGCAGATTAAAATGGTTAGATACAGCAAGACCAACACAAATTGAGCCAGAGGGCATCTGGTCAACATGGCTTATATTAGCAGGCAGAGGTTGGGGTAAGACTAGAACAGGAGCAGAAACCCTTGTATCTTATGCTTTAAAAACACCAAATGTCATATGTGGAGTGATTGCACCAACCAGTGGTGATTTAAGGCGTGTATGTTTTGAAGGACCATCTGGTATATTAAAGATGATACCAAGAGAATGCTTATTAGATACTGGTAATGCTTATAATAAATCAGCTATGGAAATAAAACTTTGGAATGGTTCTATTATACAAGGATATGCGGCAATAGAGCCAGACAGACTTCGTGGACCACAGTTTCATAGAATATGGGCTGATGAAATGGCGGCATGGAGGTATCCAGATGCTTATGACCAAATGATGTTTGGTTTAAGATTAGGGCAGAATCCTAAATTAATTGTTACAACTACACCAAGACCTGTAAAAATGGTAACTGATTTATTAAAAAGGCGTGATAAAGATGTTTATGTTACCACAGGAACAACCTTTGATAATAAAAAACATTTAGCAGAAAGTGCATTACAACAGCTTAGAGATAAGTATGAGGGTACAACTTTAGGCAGACAAGAACTTTATGCAGAGGTACTTGATGAAATAGAAGGTGCTTTATGGAAACCATCTATGATAGATAATACAAGAGTTAAAGAAATGCCAGATATGCAAAGGGTTGTAGTTGCTATTGACCCTGCTGTAAGCAATAATGAAAACTCTGATGAAACTGGTATTATGGTCGTTGGAAAAGGTTTTGATAATAGATACTATATTTTAGAGGATTTATCTGATAGAATGAGTGCAGATACTTGGGCTAATGTTGCAATTAATGCTTTTTATAAATATAATTGTGATAGAATTATAGCTGAAGTAAATAATGGTGGTGATTTGGTGGAACGTCTTATTAGAACTGTTGATAAAGATGTGGCTTATAAAAAAGTCCATGCCTCAAGAGGAAAGTTAGTAAGAGCAGAACCAATATCAGCATTATATGAGCAGGAAAAAGTTAGCCATGTTGGTACTTTTTCTAAATTAGAAGATCAAATGTGTTCTTTTACTTTAGACAGTAGAAGTTCACCAGATAGACTTGATGCCCTAGTGTGGGGGTTAACTGAACTCAGCAAATCGTCTGGTCAAGCCATATGGAGAGTAAGTTAATGGGATTAAAAGACGCTTGGAAAGCATTATTCAATGAAAATGTGGTCTTACAAAGAAAAGAGGGACCAGTAATAGCATATTCAAATGTAGGTACACAAACACAACCTAAAGAAAGCTACAACGATTTAGCTAGAGAGGGTTATCAAGAAAATGCTATTGTTTATAGATGTGTAAATGAAATAGCAAATGGTGCATCAGCAGTTAAGTTTGGTTTGTATCGTGGGGAACAACCAATAGAACAACACCCATTGTTGGATTTATTAATGCGACCTAATCCAATGAACAGTCAATCAGAGTTTTTCCAAGAGGTTTACTCTTATTTATTACTGGCAGGAAACAGTTATATTTTAAAAACAGGTGCAGAGAATAGAACACCATCAGAACTCTATACATTAAGACCAGACAGAATGAAAATAGTTCCTAGTAAAAGGGAAATACCTTTAAGTTTTGAATATGTAGTTAATGGTCAGACCACAGCAAGTTATCCTGTTGACCAAAGCACAGGTGGTTCTGATGTAAAGCAAGTAATGTTATTTAATCCATTAAATGATTATTATGGCTTATCTCCATTAAAAGCGGCATCTGTGGATATTGACCAACATAATTTAGCTAACAAACATAATGTAATGCTTTTAATGAATGGAGCAAGACCAAGTGGTGCTGTTGTATATAGACCTAAAGATGAGTCAGGTGCAAATACAATGTTAACAGATACACAAAGAGAACAGTTAAGAGGAGATTTGTTACATAGGTTTGAGGGTTCTACTAATGCAGGCAGAACAATGATACTTGAAGGCGATTTTGATTATAAAGAAATGGGTATGAGTCCAAAAGATATGGATTTTGCATCTATGAAGAACTTTGCCGCAAAAGATATAGCACTTTGTTTTGGAGTTCCTAGTCAATTAGTTGGTATACCTGATTCAAATACTTATTCAAATATGCAAGAGGCAAGATTGGCTTTATATGAGGAAACTATTATACCAATGTTGAGGCATATTGAAAGCGATTTAAATGAATGGTTAGTGCCTTCATTTGGTGAAGATTTAACATTAAAATATTTAGTAGATGAAATTCCTGCCATAACAGAACGTAGAAGAATGATATATGATAATGTTATAACAGCAGTTGATAAAGGTATTATAACAAGAAATGAAGCTAGAGAAAGATTAGGTCTTGAGCCTATAGATGGTGGTGATGATGTTTACATTCCTGCTAATTTATTTCCTTTAGGTTCTGAAAGTCCACAAGCACAATCAGCAGATGATGTAAATAAGTTTGCTAATGAAGCCTATGGAACCAAATTAGATACTTACCCAGATGGAGAGGGAGTAGACCCAAAATTGCCAGATGCTTATCAATTAGCCCAATCAACATATAAATGTATAAATTGTCACCATGCTACATATGATGATGATGAAGAAGAAGTTGAAATGGAAGATGGCACAAAAGGGCATAAGGATTTATATTGCAAAAGATGGGAAGCATTAGTTAGACCTGATTATTGGTGTGTTGCTTGGAAGCAAATGTCAGAGGGTCAAAGCTATGCTTATTCTGATGCAAAAGCAATATCAGATACAAAGCCAACTGAAACTATGGCAAATAATGCCAAACAGGCTTTGGAATGGAGAAAAGAATTTAATCGTGGTGGCACAAGAGTAGGTGTTGCTAGAGCCAACCAATTAGTTAACAGAACAAACTTATCAGAATCAGTTATACTTAGAATGTATAGTTTCTTTAGTAGACATGAAGTAGACAAACAAGCAGAAGGCTTTAATAGTGGGGAAAAAGGTTTTCCTTCAGCAGGTCGCATTGCTTGGGGTTTATGGGGTGGTGATTCTGGTTTTTCTTGGTCAAAAAGAAAAAGGAATGAAATTATGAGAGAAAAAGAAAAAAATGTTTCAATTAGCATACAAACAAAAGGGTCAGAAGCTAAATGTGAGGAAAGAATACCTAGAGGTAAACAGACTTCGCAACAGCTATCAAAGGCAAATTAATTTTAGGTTAATTAGCACCTTTTCAAAAATTGGCACTAAAGCCAGTGATGCTTTTCTTAATAATGGTACACAAGGTTATCAAGCCATGTCTGCATCTATACGAAATGATGTGGGAGCCACTCTTGAGTTTTATTATAGAGAAATCATCATGGCGTTTGCGAAACGCTCATTTACTAATCGCTACGCACAGAAAGCAATCCAAGACTACGAAGGAATCTATAAACAGTTTATGCAAAACATCGGTGGCACTAGAATTACAGAAATTAGTGATACCACCAGAAAAATAATATCCAAAACAATATTAGATAATCAAACAGCAGGTGTATCAGAAATAGCAAAAGCTATTAATGAAAGAATGTCACCAAAATTTACTAAAGCCAGAGCATCAACAATAGCTAGAACTGAAACCCATACAGCATCTAGTTTTGCAATACAAAAACAAGCAGAAAACTTTGAAGAACCTAATATGAGAAAGAGATGGGTAACAACTACTGATGATAGAAGTAGAGCATCACATTTAGCAGTAAATGGTACAGAAGTTGGTATAGATGAGGATTTTATTGTTGGTGGTAAAAGAATGAAATATGCAGGTGATCCAAGAGGTGGTGCTAGTGAAGTTATTAATTGTAGATGTGTGGTAGTTTATATTGAACCAGAGGATGTCATAGTAGACCAAGAGATACCACAAGAGATTAACACAGTTCAAACACAGTCTGTGGATATTAAAGATGTTGTTTATGTGGAAATAAGAGGTAGTAGAACAAAAGCCAGACAAGAATATAATGATAAATTAAATTCACAATTAAGTGCATTAACTAGATTAGCTGTATTAAGTAATCCATTACCAGATAGAATAATTAAAAAAGGCACTAAAGGTTTCTATAAACCAAAATATAATGAAATTACATCAGCTTTAGAAAGAAAAACATTAACACATGAATATGGTCATCATATTGATTATTCTTTAATGAAAGGCAAAACTGCTGAAGGTCGTGGTAAAGTGGCTTGGTCAGAGGAAAAAGTATTTAGAGATGCTGTTAAAAAGGATATTATATTAAGTAAACTTGGTGAATATGACGGAATATTTTTTACATATAATGTTAATTACAAAGATAAATTACAAAAAATAAAAGATGATTTATTTCAAACAGTTGAAAAACAAAAAACAGTAAGAAGTGGATTTTATAAAGGTCGTGTAAAAAAATATAAGGATGTAGAACCAAAAATTGATGGTGCAGAATATTTATCAGATATTTGGGATGCTTTTACAGCAGGAAAATTTCAGAAAGAATTTAATGTTTGGGGGCATGGAACTGCTTATTACAGAGATGGAACAGCACAAATGCACGAAATATTTGCTAATTTATTTACAGTACATAATAGCAAACAAAGTATTGAATATATTAAAAAGAATTTCCCAAACAGTCTTAAAGCATTTGAGGATAGATTAAATGAGTTTAAATAAAAAAGAAAAATTAAAAAGATTTGATGAAGCAACAACTTATGAAGATTGGGTTAAATTATATCAAGACATTTTTAATAGAGAACCAATGGTAAATACAACTACATGGCAACAATCACCAATAGAAATAATAATTAATGCGATAATAGATAACAAACCAATTAAGAAAGATAGGTTACAAGGTATAGATTTATAAAAACCCCCCCATTAATTAAAATGGAGGGCAAAGGGGAGGATAATTTATATCTATAGAAATATATTACTATGTCAAATCTTGAATTTTTAAAAGTAAAGAATTTTTAGCAACCTTTAAAATTTTATTTAATGTATTAGGATTGGTTCTAGGGCTTGCTGTAGAATTTTCTATTTTATTAAATTCATTTAGATACCAAGGTAAGATTTGGTAATTCCTAGCCAAAGATACATTAATTTTTAACAATTCAGTATTTTCTTTTGATATGTGCTTTTTATAAGCCTGTTCGTATGATTCCAGTTCTGTCATTTATTTCTTCTCCATCATAGCAAATATATTTTTTAATCTTTTTGGTATTACATATAAATCATTACAAGTACTACAACATCTTCCATTTGCAACTGGTCTGGCATCATGACCATCTCTATAAGAACCACGCATTTCTATATTGCCTTTGCATAATTTACATTTTCTTGGTGCAAACTTTCCTAAATAACCTTTCATTTTGCATCTCCTGTATTTATACCAATCCAACCATCTTTAGAAATTTTATAATCTCTAAACTTTTCTGAATTAACATTTATAATCTTTACTAATTCATATTTAAAATAAGAACTATCCATAAGCCATTTATTTACTTCTTCAAAATTATTAAGATGTTCCTTATGGCTTAAAGTATCATCTTTATTTATTTTATAAACTTCGTACATTTTAACCCCTGTAGAAATAAGGGGGAATTAAATCCCCCTGTTGTTTAAACTTCTATTCCATTCTGTGTAAGTACAGATATTAAATGGTTCTTTTCAAAAACATTAAAATAAACTGGAACTTTCTTTTTTTCTTTTTTCTTTGAGATTTTATTAAAAACTTCTCTATCAACAATTTTCATTAATCTGGCACATGACTTAGCACCTTTTAATTCTTTACCTGATAATTTAAAATAATCAACAGCTTGATGAAAAGTACAGAACTCATTACCCAGACCATTAAGTTGGTCTAGATTAGAACCCTGATATTCTTTTTTAGTAGTAAAATTTAACATTTGTTTCTCCTGTGCTATGTTATAATTCATTATAATCTTTATAAATATAAAAGTAAACCCTTTTCTGTAGTTTATATTAATATAATTTAGTAAAACCCATTCTAGATACTAAATGTAATTCTTTTGTTTCTGTGTTTTCAATAACGTCTCCTACTGAAACAGAATAAAATGTATCTAAAATTTCAATGTTATCATTGTATTCTGGAAAGTTACCTTCTTCAAAAACTTTATCTAAGCTGTCAGCTTTAATATAAGCTGAATCTCTGTAATAACCTTCTTCGTCAATATAAAAATAAGCTAAATGTACTTTGCCTCTTGATATTCCAAAAGATATTTTTTCTTCCATTCTTCCGTAATTTGGCTGTTTTACTAAATACTTTGTCATTTTATTTTCTCCTGTGCATTAAATATAATTCATTATAATATTTATATTTATAAAAGTAAACCCCTAAATAGAGTTATTTATATCTTTTTTGTAGTTTTTTGCACTTTTTTTTTAGACTTGTGTTTTGTAAAGTATAAATGTATGATATAAACTGGTTAATATGCCAATATTGAAACCAAATGCAGGGGAAACGGAAAACAACTTTATGAATCGTTGCATGAGTAATGATAAAATGAGGTCAGAGTTTCCAGATAATAGACAGAGGTCTGCCGTTTGTATGACTAGCTTTAGTGGAAAGGAAACTAGCATGGATATGTTGGAAGATGGTCTAGAGAATGAAAACACCAAATCAGTAGAAGACTATGATACACAAACAGTACCATTTGAGTTTAAAGCAATAAATTCAGAAGATGATGAAGAAAAGGGTATGTTTGAGGGATATGGCTCTATATTTGGTAATAAAGATTTAGGTAATGATGTTGTTGAGGCAGGTGCTTTTTCTAAAAGTTTAAGAAAAAGAAAGCCTAATCAAGTTAAATTATTATGGCAACATAAACAAGATCAACCTATTGGCGTATTTGAAACCATTAAAGAAGATGGTGATGGATTACAGGTTAAAGGCAGACTTGCTCTTGGAACACAACAGGGCAGAGAAGCATTTGAAC